AGTAATTTTATTAAGGGTTCATTAGAAGCCATATATACAACACAACCTTTATCAAAGTTCTTATGCGATAAAGTTAAAGAGAATTTTAAAGAAACAATAACAGAGATAGTAGAACCTTGTGCCGGAGTTGCTGATATCGCAAAGAGTACCTTAAAAAATAATAGATGAAATATGAAAGTGGATAAATTAGTGTATAGTCGATTAAGGAGGTTGGGTATTATTGATAAAGAGATAAATGATTATATTCCAAATAAGTATAGGTTGGATTTCTGGAAGGAATTAAAATGGTTAAGTTTATATTTTAATGTTAGAAATGAAATATTAATGGTTAAGGATAAGCCTCTAAAAATAACAGATTTTAGATGATTGAGAGTGATAAACGAATAATTATTAATAAGAATATATCAGATAAATATAATGATTATATAAAGATTGTTAAACATGGACCTTATTATAAGAATTCTAAAATCATAAACAATTTTGATGATATATTACATGATGTTATTGAGGAGGTTCTTCATATGAAGACTGATGTTTTATATGATAAGTTGAGTCAATATAATAAAGACTTTAAGAAGAAGACTAATTATTTAGATGGGTTTATCATCTTCTTAATTAACCGCAATTTGAGCTCCGCTACATCGCGACATTTTAAGAAGTATAATCAGGAGCACTATTACACTTTGATTGATAATTATATTATAGAAGAAGAAGAAAATATAATGAATGATAACATTGAAAAGGTTGAGTTGTTATTAAACACTTTACCTATTGAAGAATATAAGAAGTCTATATTTAAGGATAGGTGGAGTATGAATGGAACTTCTATTAGTAAGAAATTCTATAAAGAGATTGAGAAGAAGCATAAGGTAAAGAAATATGATATTTCTAATATCTTAAAAGAGGTTTTAGAAGCCTTAAAAAATAAAATATTTAATATGAAATACCATGAAGAATTAAAAACATTTAAAGAAACCAACCAAACTCTCACACACGCAGAGGCTGTTAATGAGTTCAAATCCATATGGAATGTGATGAAGAGTGAAGATATAACATTAGCTGATATTGTGAATGTTGATATACCAGTAGAAACTGAAGAGGTTGATGAAGAGGTTGAATTTAGATTATATTGTAAGGAGTTTTATTTAAAGAATATTAATGGTAGGAGTCAGATAGTAAATGCTTCTGAATTTGCTAATTTATTTGAAAAGTTGTGTGGTTATAGGATTAAATCAAAAGAATATAGTTGTAGTTATTGTATGACTCGCAACATTAATATTTTCAAAAATAATTGTGTAGTATAATGGGAAGGAGACTTGGTAGTAAGAATAGGCCTAGTGAAGTGATTGAAGCTGAAAAGGCTTTTAAATCTAAGAATAAGCGAAAGATAGGTAGACCTACTAAGAAGGAACAGAAGAAATATATCAATAAGAAGGCTAATGATGGTGTAGTTCTTAAGGATAAGGATATAATTCCGGTTATAGATTTAGATATAGCTGATGATATGATGAATATTAAGGTTAGAAATATTTATGATCACAAACAATTTTTAGGGAATGATAGTATGGTTATGAGAAAGTGTATGTTTTTAGAACAAATTATTCATAATAAGTTTAATTTATCTAAGACTGCTAATGATTTAAAGACTCATAAGACGGTAATATGGAAATGGTTGAGAGATGATATATATTTTTCAGAATGTTATGATGATGTTAGAGAAATCCTTTTAGATTATTTAGAACAGAAAGCGGCTGAGATTGCCTTGAGTGGTGATAAGTTTATGGTAGCTTTCTTATTAAAGACACTTGGTAAAGAACGTGGATATGTTGAGAAAATTCAGACTGAAATGACAAAGATAGAACCAATAGTTATTAACATAGATGAAAAATTAAATACTAAAATAATAGATAAATAATATGAAACTGGTGGAGAAATTAGATTATATCTTAAATACAATCAATGATTATAATGGAACAAGTGCCGCAGATATAATTAATGTTTTTAATAGTAAGTTATTTGACTTTATTTTATCCGCTTATAAGTGGAATGGTTTTAATGATGTAACAGTATTGAAAAATTTACCATATTTAGATTTATCACGTTCATGGACAGATGAACAATTATACTCTTATTTCAATCTAACACAAGAGGAAATAAATTTAATAGAAGAAACGGTAAAATAATAGATAAATGATGGATATAAACTTAACATTATTACCAAAGCAGATAGAGGCTTTTAATTTATTAAATGATAATAAACATAATTATATTCTTTACGGAGGCTCAAAGTCGTGTGGGAAGACTAGATTATTAGTATATTGGAGCATCATTCAATGTTTAAAATACTCAGGAATTAAAGGCGTATGGGCTAGGGCTCATTTAAATAAATTAGAACTAACAACTTTAAGTACTTTTTATGATGTTTGTAGAGAATGGGGCTTAGAAAAAGATATACATTGGAATTATAATAGTCAAAAGCATGTGATAAAGTTTTATAATGGAAGTAGTATAGTGTTAATGGATTTATTTATGAAACCAAGTGATAAAGAGTTTATTGGTTTAGGTTCACTAGAAGCGTCATTTGGTTGTATAGATGAAGCTGGTGAGATTAAGAGTGAAGCTTTTGTTAATTTAAGAAACACTTTACGATATAGGTTGAATGATTTTAATATAATACCGAAGATGCTTATTGTGTCTAATCCAACTAGAAATTGGTTATATGAAGATTTTTATAAACCATATAAAGATGGTACAGAGCCAAATAACCAAAAATATATTCATACTATACCTGAAGATAATACTTTTAATGAAGAATCATACCTTAATGTTTTAAGACAAATGAAGGGTAGTGATAGAGAGAGATTATATTTAGGTCGTTGGGAATATGGTGATGATTTAAACAACCTTTTTGATTATGATAGTTTATCAAATAGTTTTTATAATAAGATTATTGATTTAGATGATACAAATTATTTAAGTATAGATATAGCATTAGAAGGAAAGGATAGTAGTGTTATATGTTTTTGGAAAGGATTAACCCTAAAGAAGATATATACTTATAATAATATGAAAGCCCCAGATTTAATAGAAAAGATTAAAGAAATAGAATTAAGACATAATGTTAAGCGTTCAAACATAGTAGTTGATAGTATAGGAGTTGGAGCTATTAGTGCTTTTCTTAAAGGTTGTAAGCAATTTATTAGTAACTCAAAGCCATTAAAATACCCACAATTTAATAACTTAAAATCTGAATGTTTTTATACTATGGCTAATTATTTTGAAGAAGGTAAAATAGAAATAGAAGATGAAAAGCATAGAGATGAAATTATCCAAGAGTTTCAAGCCTTTAAGAGATATAAGGTTGATGAAGATGGTAAAAAACAAATAACTCCAAAGAAAGAAGTTAAAGGTTATTTAGGTCGAAGTCCGGATTATGCTGAGGCTATTGCTATGAGAATGATATTCACATTAAAGAATAGTTATACTATCACGAATGATGTAGTATATAAAAAAAGAAGACGATAATGGAAAAGAAAATTAAAATTAAGAAGATTAGTAGTATATCAATCAAACAATATAAGGAGATTTATAAATTAACTATTGATAAATCATTAGAGAATGATATTAAAATTATATCTATATTAACTGACATAGATATAGAAGTTTTAAACACTTATAATTATTCTGTTATTCAAGATTTAATAAAAATTATAGATGGAATATTAGCTGAAGATGAAAAATTAGTAGATTTTAAATATAAAGGTAAGAAATATATTTTTGATGATAAGACTAATAAATATACAACTGGTCAATTTATTGATTTATATCACTTTACGAATAAAGATGTTATTGAAAATTTAGATTATATATGCGCAATTTTATATCGACAAAAAGGTGAAGTATATGATAGTAATAAAGTAGAAGAAAGAAGAAGTATATTCAATGATCATATGAGTATTGGTTATGCTCAAAGTGCCGCGCTTTTTTTTTTTCATTTAAAGATAAGATTATTAGAGGACACGAAGGCATCTTTGGAAAAGTCTTGGAAAAAGAGCTTGAAGTTGATGAAGAAGAACCAGATTTTGAAATGATAACCAATAAGAAGTGGGGTTTATTAGGATTAGTATATTCATTATGTAATGATGATATGTTGAAAGTAGATAATATATTAGAAAGTAATCTATTTGAATTTTTTAATTTCGTTTCTTATAAGATTGATATGAATAATTTAGCTATTTGGAAGCAAAATGAAAATCCTAACTCTTAAATTTATTTTCGTTTTTATATATATTTTGTAAATAGAAAATAAAATTATGATTGATATTGAAAATAAAATTAATTTACCATCAGTTATAGCCGATTGTTATTCTTCAGGAACAACTTTAGGAGCTATAAACGTCTCAATTGGTGGTCAAGATGCCGGTTCATCAGGTTTAGTTATAGCAAGTTATGATGATTTGTTAGACTTATTGAAAGTTCAAGAACAAAGTCCACTTTGGAATAAATATACCGATAGTGAAACTTTAGTTTCAGTAAGTGATATTGGAGCAGTAGCCGATACTTTTTTAGACCAAGGTAATGAGATTGATAGTAGAGGTTTTAAAACAGTTACTTTATTTGTAAATTTTACCGTTAATGACTCAACCACTAATACAATACAAGTTTTATCAAAACATGAATTTGGTGGGGCTGATGAATATGTGTTAGAAACTACTGTTGATTATCAAAAGGTAATTGGTGATGCTTCTATTAAGGTAGCTTATACTTTTAACGTAGAAGGAATACCATTTTTGCAAGTTCAAACAAAGGCATTAGTTTTAGGGGCAACAGAGGGAACATTAACAATTGACGTTATAAAAGAATACTAATACTTATATAAGTGAAACTATTATGCAAATTACAGAATTTGATATAATTACTCCACAAGATATTGATACAGTAAGTTCAATTTTAGATGTGAAATTTTATAGAGATACAGAAAACGTAAGTGGTTTATTTACAGGTAGTGACCCTGTAGCGGCTGCTTCAACTGTTAAAGAATTTGATATACATTATCAAATGAATCAAATGGGTTCATTACAAAAATATATAAAATATTAAAAAATAAAGATTATAATATGAAAATAGGACATAAAGATTATACATTAAAACCAGAGATTTTTGAAGGTAAAATTCCTTCAACAGAAGCAAACATTATTGCTGATATGTATAAATTAGGATATAGTGAAAATGATGTAGCAGGTGAATTAAGAATAAATGGACAAAAAGTAAGTTTATCAACAATTAAGGTTGTATATGGACATATTGAAACTATTGAAAAAACAATAGTAAATATACTAAATGGGACATCTATAATTTATAATGAAGCCTCGCTTTTTTGGGTTGATGAAGAAATTGAATCATTAATTCCAGAAGATAGAGATACTTTAATTCATTATTTATTAACTGTTATTGAATATGATAAAGATAATTTTTTAAATGTTTATTATGTTGATTTTATTCAACTTACTGCTCAAATAGGCCACGTGGTTGATAATATTATATCAGTTCAAAATAAAGGTAATGGAACATTTGAAGACCTAAAAAATTCAATCAAGATGAATGAGTAATGGAATACAGAAAGTTAGACCAATAGACTATAATGTTAATAAATTACCTATTGATAAATTAAATCCATCAGCATCTTATGATACAACAGAGGGATTAGTTGCGAGATATGATTTTAAAGATGGTGATGTTAGTGATGTTTCAGGAAATGAAAATGTTTTAACAATAAATAGAAAAACAACAATAAAAGATGGTGTTTATTTAAATGGAAGTAATTATTTTACCTCAACACCAATAATAGATTTAGGTTCAAGCGGTTATACAATAATGGCTAGGTTTAAGATTACAAATACAGACACAAGTTCAGGAAATAATAGAGCAATAGTAGCTTATAGCACAATGCATTATTTAAGATATGAAGCCGACTCGAATAGGATTAGGTTAGCATTAAATGATGGTACAACAACAAAGTCAATTTTATATAACATTGGTGAGATTAAAAATAAAGAATTAGTTATAGCAGACACTTATAATTATGATACAAATACAACCCAATTATGGGTTAATGGTGTTATGGTTAGTGAAAACGTTGGTGGTGCTTTTAATAGAGATGATAACAGATATAAAAAAATACAAACAATAGGTTCAAGAAGTGGAGCAGATTTATTTATTGGAAATATGAATGAAATTTATTTTTATAATGAATTGTTAAGTGATGATAAAATAAAAGAATATCATAATAATTATGCTAATGAATATAGTTTATATGAAGATTTTAGATATGACCCAGTAGGAACAATTCCCAAAGAATGGCAACAAACATTAGGTTCTTATGAAGTTAAAGAAGATGAAGATGGAAAATATATACAATGTATAAGTGATGGGATGATTAAAATACAGGATAAAGAAGCCTATGGAACGTGGGAGTTTGGTATAAATAAAGTAGCATCCAGCACGTGTGATATAAGATTTATTTATCAAAATGATACAGAAGCATATACTTTTAGGATTTTGAATAATGAAAGGGTGTCATTAGTTAGAAGCACAACCTCCGCTTATTTATTTTATACCGAAGTAGATTATATTAATTTAGATACGTGGTATATGATTAAAATTACAAGAGACTTAAAAGGGACTTTTAGTTGTTATATTAAAGGGGATGATTTTGGGGATGAATATGTTTTAGTTGAAATTACAGGTGATGGATTAGGGACAAATCCAGTGGTAAATAACCTATATACCAAAAATGATTATATGAATTTAATGTTTGATGGTATATCAACAAATGGTGATGCAATTAGAAACATAACCCATAAAAAAGGAATTGAAATATAAAAAATAAAATAAAATTAAAATGGATTTAATAACAATGATATTTATTCTAATAAGTGGGTTATTGGGAGTAATTGGGTTTTTTTTGAGAGGGATTTATAAAGATAATAAAGCATCTAATAAGGAGCATTCAGCAGAAATAAAGAATTTGAGTGAAACAATTGGAAGGTTGGACACAACTATTACCGATATGAAAGAAAATAATAATCATAGATTAGATGACCACCAAAGGCAGTTAGATAGTCACGATTGTAGAATTAGAGAAATGGAAAAGAAATAATGGATTTTTTATTTATGGTAGCCGGAATATGTATTATAATTTTATTACTATGGTATATTAATACAGATTAACAAAAACCCTCTTATTTTAAGAGGGTTTATTTTTTTAAAAAAAAATATATATAAGAAATCAAATTATAACTTATGATAAAAAATATATCGAATTTACTTCTAAACTCTTTTTCTAATTTAGAAAGTTTAGATTATTCAAAAAAATATAAAAAAAGTAGTAAAAGTTCTGATGACTTACTGAAATCGTATGAAGATTTAGTGCTTTATTTATCTGAAATAAAAATTAATGATGTAAAATAATGGCCGAAGAAACAATTGTAATAAAATTTCAAGTTGATGATAAAGGTATGGTTAAATCCATCAAACAGAATACATCAACAATTAAAGAATTAGAAAGAGCTACAACACAATTAAAGACAAGAAGAAATAATTTAGATAAGAATTTAAAATCTAATAGAAAAGAATTCAAATTATTAGAAAATCAAATTATTAAAAATCAGAAAGTTTTAACTGAATATAATAATAAAATTAAAAATGGTGGTGCTGGATTAAAATCTTTTGCTTCTGGATTAAAGGGTATGCTTACAGGATTAGCTGTTGCTAAAGTAACTCAATTAGCTGTTAAAGCTGTTAAAGACATTATAGGAACCTTTACTAAATTTGGATCTGAAATGTCTAAAGTTAAAGCTTTATCAAATGCTACTTCAGAAGAATTTGAATTACTAAGATCAAATGCTATATTACTTGGGGGTTCAACTTCAAAGAGTGCTACAGAAGTTTCTAAACTTCAACAAGAACTCGCTAAGAAAGGTTTATCACCACAAGAAATTAATAAATCAGCTAAAGCGATAGTAAATCTTTCAATAGCCGCAGGTGGAGATTTAGCCAAATCAGCTACAATTGCTGCTGCTACATTAAGAGGATATAATAAAAATGCTTCTGAAATGGGGGATATAACTGATATAATGGCAAATGCTTTTACATCAACAGGTTTAGACTTGGAGAAATTTGGTGTTGGTATGGCAAATGCTCAAGTTGCTGCGAGAACAACAGGTAAATCATTAGAATTTACTACTGCTTCTTTAGGTGCCTTAGTAGATACAGGTGTTGATGCTTCTAAAGCTGGAACAGATTTACGTAAAATATTTTCAGAATTAACAATAAAAGGTATAAGTTTAGATGAAGCATATAAATTAGTTGAAAATTCATCTAATAAAGTAGCAACTGCTCAAGGATTAGTTGGAGCAAGAGCTTTTTCTTCTTTAATAACATTATCAGAGCAAAAAGATAAAGTAGAAGAATTAACTATAGCATTTGAAAATTCCGCTGGTTCAGCTGAAAAGATGGCTAAAATTATGGAAGATAATCTTAAGGGTGATACAAAGAAATTATCAAGTTCTTGGGAAAGACTTATATTAACTATGGAGAATGGTGAAGGGGTATTAAGTGAGGTGTTTCGTGGAATTATACAATCAACAACAGAATTTATTGATGCTATAACAGATGCTAAACAATTATTAGAGGATTTAAGTGAGGTTGATTTCTCTCTCCTTGAATTTGCGTTTAGAGGTGATTTAAGGAAAGCCATAAGTGGATTTAATGATGAATTGAATGATTTATTAGATACCGCACAAGATTTTACAAGACTTGAATTAGCAGAAACTATTGCTAAACTATCATTAAATATACAACAAACTGAGGAAAGTACAAGAAAATCAGTATTACAAGTTGAATTATGGGGGAAGGCTATAGAACAATTACAATTATTTGATACTAATATTCAAATTGGTGAATTTAGAGATAATATGGCATCATTAAGTGATGATGCTATAAGTGAAGGTCCAGATGCTATCTTAACACAATTAACCTTTTTACAAGATAAACTAATTGAATTGGAAAAAACTGAACCTATAGGATTAGATTTATTTGATGAAAATGAAAATAGTGATTTATTAAATGATTTAATAAATAGTGATGGTGAGATTTATTCAGGACCACCAATAGATGAAGAATCTTGGAAAAAATCAAAAGAAGCTATAAAAGTTGTTACTGATGAAATTAAGAGACTAAAAAAATTATCTAATGTTGATGAAGAAAATATTATAAAGATAATAGGATTAATCCCAAAAATTAAAAAGGAAATAAAAGATTTAACAAAAGAACAGAATGAATCAAATGACCCTGCTGAAATTTTGAAAATTCAGGAGGAAATAAATAAGAAAAATGAAGAATTAGCATCATTAACTAATATTAAAAAATTGAAAGCTAATGGTGAATTTTTAGAACAATTAAAAGCTCAAAATATAGAAAATGCTTGGGAAAGATTCACTATTGAATTAGAGATAGAAAGAAAGAAAGAAATTGAAAAGGCTAAATTATTTGAAGATTCAAAAGTTTTAATTGATGAAATAAATAAGAAATATGATAATATTGAAAAAGAAGCTCTAATTGAAAGTGATAATTTTAAGAAAGAATTACAAGCTGAAAATATTGAAGATGAAAGAGAACAAGCTTTAGTATTTTTGGAAATGGAACATAATAGACAAATATTAGAACTTTCAAATCATAAGAATTTCCTTGAATTAAAGAAAGAATTAGATAAGAAATATGCTGAAGATGTTAGTGATATTAATAAAGAGTATAATCTTAAAGATTTTAATGATAAAGTAGATAATGCCCAATCAGCATTAAATATGATGTCTCAAATATCATCAACTTTTAGAGATTTAGAATTAGCACAAGCAGAAGGAAATGCTGAAAAAGAAGCAGCAATTAACTTAAAATATGCTAAGATTGATAAGGGTGTGGCAGCAGCACAAGCAGGAATAAATACAGCAGTAGCAGTTACTAAATTATTAGCAACTCCACCATTGGCAATTGCGGCGGGTATTGCCGGAGCTGCCGAGATTGCGGCTATATTAGCAACACCAATAAGTGGTGGAGGTGGTGGAGGTGGTTCAGCAGGTGGTGGTTCAAGAAGTATAAGTTCTACACCATTGAGTAATGTTAATGTTACAAGAACAGATGGAGTTAATGTTAGTGGTGCTGATACAAGGGTTAATAATAATTCTGTTGATGCCTTAAATAACAATGATGCTGTTGTGAGAGCAATTAAATCACAACAATTAGTTCTTTCTATACCTGAAGTTTCGAGAGCTCAAAAACAAATTAAAGTGGTTGAAGAAGATGCTACTTTATAATAAAGATTATATATATTAAAAATAAAAAGAAAGATAATGAATATTGTAGAATATAAGTTAGATGATGTCAATGATATGGTTGATGCTATGGGATTAGTAGATTACCCAGCTATTGAAAAGAATTGGAAGGCTTTTTCTAATACTAAAGTTAATCTAACAAAATCGAGATTTGATGCTGATCAAAGAATTATTACTGGTCCAGCAATGATACCAAATAAATTAATATACCGATTTAATCAAGAAACTAATGAAGAGTTTTATTGTTTCTTCAAGTCGGATACAATTAGAAAAGCTGCTAATGATTACTTAAAATTTAATAGACAAGCAAACTCAACTCTTCAACACGAGGTAGAGATTGAAGATACATATATTTTCGAGAGTTGGTTGGTTGAAAATTCTGATAATGATAAAGCTAATGAGCTTGGTTATGATGTACCAATTGGAACTTGGATGATTAGTATGAAGGTTGATAACGATGAAATCTGGGCTAAAGTTAAATCTGGTGAAATTAAAGGATTTTCTATTGAAGGATATTTTACCGAAAAGATGGATTATTCAAAGAAAATGGATGATGCCGATATCATTAATTTTGTTAATGATCCGGAGATTTTAGATTACATAAAGAATGAATTTTTAGATAAGTTAATGAGAAAAATATAATATATTATATATATTAAAAATAAAAAGATTAAACGCATGAATATATTAGAGAAATTTAAAGTTTTTTTATCTGGTGAAGATGAAATGTCAACTGCCACTTTAGAAGATGGTCAAGTTGTAGAATATAAGACCTTAGAAGAAGGTTCAGTTATTGATGTTATCGTTGATGGTGAGAAGACTATTTTGAAAGATGGACTTTATGTTATTGATGGAAATAATGTTACCGTAACAGATGGTTCTATATCATTAGTTGAAGTAGTTGAAGCTGAAGAAGAAAAAGAAGAAAAAGAAAAAGAAGTTGAGACTGAAATGGAAATTGAAGATGAAACTGAAAAAGAAAAGATAGCTGAAGAAGAAAAAGAAGTTGTTGGTATGTCTTTACATGAAGAACAAGAATTAAGATTTAGTTCATTAGAGACTAAACTAGTACAATTCGAAGAAGCTATGGAATTAATTTTAGCTAAATTTGAGAAAGATACTGATGAATTTAATAAATTTGAGAAATATACTGAAGAAGTGAAGAAATTTATTACTGATGAAGTAGAAAAAATTGATAAAGACTTAATCACTCCGACTTCTAAGACTGGTGATTTCGTTGATATAAAGAAAAATTTAACATTCTCTGAAAAGTTTCAGATGTTTAAATAAAAAAATAATAATAATACAATAATGAAAAAAGAAAAATTTTCGATTAATGTAGCTGGCTTAAGTGATTATACTGATGAGTTAAGACCAGAAATGATCTTGGAGAAATTCTTCGAAAAAAGATCCGTTAGTCAATTCAACTTACAAAAAGTAGAAGCCATTTCAACCGTAGCTCTAAACATTTTAGACTCTGATGTATACTGGCAAGATTCAGCTTGTGGTATGGCTGAAAGTGGAGCAACCGCTTTACTTCAAAGAAATTTAGTTGTTAAACCTAAATCAGTTAGACAAGACTGGTGTAAAGCAACTTTCTATCAAAAATGGGCATCTTATTTTATGAATAACACAATGTCTTCTGATGGTGGAACTATCGAATCACAAATCGTTGATAACGTGATTAATAATGTAGCTGACCAATTCGAAATCGCTACATGGCAAGCAACTTCTGGTGGAACTGATCATTATGATGGTTACTCTGGTTTAATTGAAATCCTTACTTTATCAGCTTGTGTTGATGTACCTACTGCTTCAAGTGTTACTTATGCTAACATTGATGATTCAGTTCAGTTAATGGTTGATAATATTCCTGATGCTATGTTAGATAAAGAGATTAAACTTTATTTATCTTTGAGTAACTTCCAAACTCTTTTAAGAAAATGGAATGATGATCTTTATAAGTATTCAGTAATTCAAACAACTGATGGTTATTCAATTAAGCACCCTTTCCTAACCAATTTAACTATTGAAGGAATTAGAGGACTTAATGGAACTGATTCAATGGTTATATTAGACCCTATGAATGTTTATATTCCTGTAACTGGTAATGATGAAATCGTAGATATTGAATTTAGTTACGATCCTGATTCAAGAAAGCATCTTATGTTTATCGACTTTATTGTTGGTGTTCAAGTTGCTCAACCAGAATATATTGTTACGAACTTCGCAACAGCATAATAAAAAAATATAATAAAGGAAGAGTTTTAGACTCTTCCTTTTATTAAAAAAAGAAATAAAAATAAAATGGCCTGTTTAACAAACAATGGAATTTTGTTAGGTTGTGGAGATTCTTCAACTGGTGGAGCCCGTAGTATTTGGATTGGAAGTTTAGATAATTTAACTTTTGACTTGATTGCTTTCGATGTTGATGATGTAATAACTGGATTAACTTCTGCTTGGAGTGTAGACACTTTTAAGAAATATGATAGCACTAAGAAAATTGCTTCATTCAATCAAGAATTATCTGCTGACCCAACTATGTGTATGAAAGGTTGGAACCAACGCTTAACAATGAGATATTCTAAATTAGAAAACTCTAAAAGAAAAGAAATGAACTATTTAGTAGATACTTATACCGTAGCTATCATAGAAGATTTCAATGGTAAATATTGGTTAGCTGGTTCAAAAACTGGATTTACTCCAGAAAGTGGTACCGCTAACACTAATGAATTTGGTAATGGTAATATATATGATATTACTCTATTAGCTGAAGAAAGTGAAATGGCTTATGAGATATTAGATAAAGCTGTATTCTCATCTTTAATTGATAATGATTAAGAGACTTTAACAAAATATAAAAACCCTTAAAATATTTTAAGGGTTTTTTTGTTGTTATTTTTTAGCTTCTCTTTCAATCTTTAATCTATTCTTATTTTTATGATACCATTTCTTATTTAACGCACTTATTTTTTCTTTATTATTAATATAATATTGCTTATGGTTCTCTCTAATCTTTTCTTTATTCTTAATATAATAAGCCTTTGTATATTCCTTATTAATATTAGCTAATATCTCTTCACGATGCTCGATATAATATTCATTATGTCTTCTTTTAATCTTTTCTTTATTGTTTTCAACATATTTATCTTGAACTTTCTTAATTCTAACCTTGTTTACTTTACCATATTCAGCATAATAAGCTTTAGTTATCTCTTTTCTTTCTTCATTATAAGCTTTACAACAATCTTTACACTTATGATTTAACCCATCAGTATTCTTTTTTTGTTTATAAAACTCATTTTCTTCTTTTTCTACTTGACACTTGTTACATTTTTTCATAGTTATATATTTCGTTTTAATTATATATAAACCAAAATATATGGAAACACGAAAATACCGATTTATTTTCAAAAATATATATATAATAAATTTAAGAGAATTATAATTATGATTAAGATATTAACAGGAACAAATGAAGTAATTATGACTTTGAGTGAGAACCAAACTAATTCTGGATATGGATATATTTTCGAGTTCGAAGGTTTAGATGAAGTAATATACTTTACAACAACCGAAATAACAACTAATGAAAGATATGATAGCTTTAATTTAATTGTAAATAGTGGTGATACTAATCTAACCGGAGCTACTATTAATATTAAAGAAATAGGTTTAATGGATTATAAAGTATATGAACAACTTAATCCTATTTTAGTAAGTGATTTAACAGCCGACAATGTTTCAACTCTTTCAGTAATAGAGATAGGTAAAGTAGATTATTATAAAGAAACCATAGTAGTTTCTACAACAAAAGTAAACACTATAAATAAAAAAACATTATATAACTAATGAGTAAAATAAACTTTTCAATTATCAATAGATATGACGATATGATTAATCCAAATAACTCTTACTATATTCCAGAGTTTAAGGAAATATATAGTAAAGAATGGGTTCCTTTTGGTACTTCAACAAATGAATATGCTAAAAATCTAATAGAGTTGGCTTATAATAGTTCTTTACACGGAACTATAATTCAAAATAAAACCAATATGATTGCTGGGGAATACTTTGAAGAACCAACAGATGCGGCTACAAAAGCTTTTATGGAAGAACCTAATAAGTATGAAAACTTACATAAGATTTTATACAAGTGTGCGTATGACCTGACTATGTATGGATCTTTTATTTTAGAGGTTATATGGAACAGAGATAAAACAAGGATTTTAGAATTATATCACGTTGATGTTTCGAAAGTTTTATACGCTAAAAGAAATGAAAAAGGTTATATCGTTAATTATTTCTTCTGTGATGATTGGGAACAATATAGAAAATCTAATTACCCAGTTGAAATTATCCCAAGATTTAAAACCAGTGAAGAACGTAGAGAATTATTAGTTTCTATACCGGCTTATCAATCAGGCTTCTTATATTATACTTACCCTGATTATCAACAAGGATTTAGAGCTATTGAAATAGATGCTAAAATTATGGAGTTCCATAAAGCCAACCTTGATAATAATTTTGAAAGTGGTAAGATGATAACCTTCTTTGGTGATGAACCAACAGAAGAAGAAAAGCAAATTAATAGAGAATTGTTTGAAGATTCTTATACTGGTGCCGCTAATGGTGGAGCTACAGTCATCAACTATTCATTAGATGATAAAACCGCTCCTAAAATTCAAACTATTAATGATGATGGTAATGGTGATAAGTTCTTAACTTTAAGAGATAACGCTATTCAAGGAATTATAACAGCTCACGGAATTACAAGCCCACTATTAGTTGGTATATCTGTACCTGGTTCATTAGGTGGTGGAGCTGAATTAGAAATCGCTCAAGAACTTTTCTTTATTCATAGAATTTTACCTAAAAGAAAATCTATTATGATTGAAATTAATAAGTTGTTGGCTATAAATGGATTACAACCAGTTGAGGTTGTTGATAATAAAGCAAGCATAGGTGATACTATGTCTCAAAATATAACTATTAATCATGGCAATACAAATAACTAAAATCATAGGACCAGATTTCTTAAAGGAATATGTAAAGAAAATAAACTCTAATGTTGATAATGATTTAATAGAATTATCTATCATTGAATCACAAGATATAAACCTACAACCTATTTTAGGAAGTAATCTTTATAATAAAATATTGGATGATGTTGATGGTGATGTTTTAACCGGTGTTTATTTAACATTAGTTGATGATTTTTGTTTAAAAGTTATAATCTATAACACTTTAAGAAGAATTACAACTGAACTATTAATTAAATATGATAATAAATCTATAAGTGAATATGACGGAGATAACTCAAAGCCTGTAAGTTTAGAACTATTGAAATTTAAGCTTTCTCAAATTAATAATGATACTCAGTTTTATGAAGAAAGATTAAGAAATCACCTATTAGAAGAAGGTAATAATCTTTACACTGAATATGATACAGAAAGTGGATTAGATGAAATGAAAGTTAATAAGAATACAGCTTATTTCAGTGGTATGGATGTTACTAGTAGAAGTAGATTTAGTTGTAGAAATAAATATATTAGATATTAATATGATAGAACTAATTTTATTTATATTATTGGTTTATGGAAGTTCTTACCTTATTGTCGAGAGTGTAATATTCGGTGGCTTGAAAGATAAGATTAAATGGCAATGGTTGAACGAGTTGATTAGTTGTATGACTTGTACCAGTTTTTGGATGGGTTGTGCCATACATTTCTTGTTTCCAATAACACCATTCTTTATATTGAGTGGTATAGTAGCTTTAGCTTCAATGAATTTAATTGGTAAATTTACCAGTTATTAAAAAAAAGATTAAATATGAAAACCTTTAATAATATTATAAATGCCTTAAAACAAATAGTAACTGAACATAAACTTTTAGGATCTGAAAACTATTTCTTCGGTGAGCCTTTTGATTTTAGAACGGTTAATAAGTCTATGCCTCAGATTATAATTCAACCAATCCCTTTTTCAATTAATAAAGAAGTTATAACCTATAAGTTAAGACTTTCTTATATTGATATTTTAGATTCAGATTTAACTAATCTTCAAGACGTATATAGTGATTCAATACAAACTCTAAATGATATACTAAATAAGTTAGAATATGATGAAAACTTCTTAGATGAATACTTTCTAAACTATAATATAACCTTCAATAACTTCCAGTTTAAATATGATGAATTAACTGCGGGTCATTGGATTGATATTGAGATTGAGACTTCGAGAATAGATAACACTTGCGTTTCTCCTTTCTTTCTAAAATAAATGATATAGATGAGTAATATAACTGATATATTAGACCAATATGCTATTGAAAAGATAGCTGAAATGAAAGAAATTCTTATAGCTAACGGTAAAGGTGATAGTAATATTATCAACAATCTAAACTATGAAATAGATGAAGGTGGTTTAAGACTTAACTTCTTAATGCCTGATTATGCCAACTTTGTAGATACGGGAAGAGCACCTGGTAAGATGCCTCCAATGGATGCGATAAGTGAATGGACGGCAAGAAAAGGTATACCTAGTGAAGCTAACTTTCCAATTGCTAGAAGTATAGGTCTAAATGGTATACCACCAACAAACTTCTTAGATGTCTTTGATGATAAGTCTCAACTATATTCAGATTTAGCCAAGGCTGGCGCTGCTGATGTTGTAGTTAAATTAAAAAAATTAAAGTTATGAAAATTAAAATCGAATTAACCTTCTCTAAAATAATGGCTCTAGTCATTCTAATTCTAGGCTTTACATCAGGACTAATATTGAAAGATGTTAGCGTTATTATATTAGCTACCACAATCTGTGGTTCATTGCTTGCCAATAAACAATATCAGGATCGGAAGAAAGAGCCTAAGGTTTAATAATTCTTTATAATTAATTTTTTATATATAAATATACGGAAATAAGTAAATATACGGAAATAAGTTAAATATAAAAAATAGGTAAATTATATATATTAGATAAATTAGAAATTAATGGCTTTAACACAATTCCAAAAAGTAGAAAATGTAATCTTATTGAGAGGTGATAATACTTACTCAACATCAAGAAGCACTCTAACAACAACTTATAAT